CTCTGTCCCATAACGCAGCCAATTTTTCTCGAGTTGGCCGTTCTCGTAAAAATAAGGATATCCCTTTGTCCTCATTTAAATACGTTCAGCATGATGATCCTCATCATGCTCCACCTGATTATCGTAAATTTGATGATCAAAATTACCTTTCATATATTAGGTACTCTTCCGGCGATTCTTTTACCCCTAGTTCTGAGTATCTTGATGGACTTTTCCTCCAGTACCCGTTTGTTCGTGCTTTTCTTTTAGCCGATGAGTCTGATGACGGCTATCTCTCCCTTCGAACTAGGGTTCGTGCTCTTTTGAAGTCTAAATCTGATCCTGCACTTACTTCTTTTTTGACTCCTCATTTGAAGAAGTTTGTTGCTCCTTCTCGATCTTACGCTCCTGTTAAGCGCCCTAAGGCAATTAAGAAACCTGACTCTTTGTCTCCTATCCCTGTTTTAGAGCCCTTTTCTTACGTTGATCTTTTTGTTCCTCAAGGTGCTCCTGAAACAGTTCCTTTAGTCTCTCCTGTTTCTGAGGAAATTTCTACTGTTGCTTTTGATTATGCTGCTATGGCCGCCAATCCTGTTTTCACTTTGAAGGACGTTGTTGACAAAGTTGTTTCTGATCTCGTTCCCGTCCGTGGTGACAATCCTTCCAATTGTTGCGATTTTTGTGGCTTTGTTGTGGCTTGTCCCCATCTTCTTAAGGATATTTCTTTTGACGAGTCCCTCACTTATGACAATTTAAGTCGACTCCATTCTTTATTTTTACAAGAATCCCCAGTTCTTTTAGCTATTCAAGCTGTCGTTGGCGATTCTACAGACTTCTCTTCTTCCTTTCTTGATGACTCGACTGTTCCTCATTCTTATTTGCGGCGTTGGGCGGCTTGTCGTTCACTTTGCATTTACGCACACTCTTCTCCTGTCCGTGACGTTCTTCTCGCTCTTGAACGTCATTTTGCCTCTTTGTGCGTTAGCAGTTTTCCTATTCGAGCCATTGCTAATGGTCTCCTTACTGATGCTATGACTTACATAACCGGCGCTCTTGGAGCTATTAGTGAATATATCCTTTACATTCCTACGTTTTCTGCCGAAGTTCTCACCAACCTTAGAAAGAGTCTCATGCTTGGAGGCGCTAATTTTCTTCTTAGTAGCGTTTCTTTCAACGACTTGATCACTTCAACATTTAATTCTGTTTTTGAAAGCGTTGTTGGACGAGATAAAGCTGATACTATATCTTTGGCTTTTCAACAATTTGTCAAGAGTGGCGTTATTGTTTGCGGTCTCAAAGTCGCCGTTCGATTGTTTCTTGGTTATACTCCTCTTCAGAGTACTTTAGAAGTTTTGTGGGATACCGCTTTTATTGATTTGCTCGGTTCTGGCTTTAATCTAGCTCTTCATACTTTTACTCAAGATTTGACTATTCAACCTCAGGGTAATGATGAGTCTTCTGTTTTCCTCATACTTTCTGCTCTCGCCATGACCGCTATTGCCTCTTTCACCGGAGGTATGCGCGATTCACCTGTTGTGGGCCTTAGTAAGCATTTGCAAATGGCTGCTTCTATGGTTTGCTCTGGTGATAAACTTGGCTTTGGAAAGTTATTTTGTAAGGTCGAGTCTTGGCTTATGGAGACTGATCCTCTTGAACGTGAAATTGCTGGTTGGCGTCTCAACTTCCCTCAGACAGTCCACTTGGTCGAAACTTATTCTCAGATAGCAGCCATCGAATCTCCCCCCCCTTCACTTATTCGTAGTCTTAGGTTTTATTATAGCGGACATTTGAAAGAGAGCGCTCGCTTTGGCGAAGATCGTGCTCGTATCAATTCTTACTGCAATTCAGCTGTTTCTTATCTTCTTAGTCATAATCATAGTTGTTTGACCTCCACTCGCATGGAACCGTCCATGTTCATGTTTGCTGGTGATCCTGGTCTTGGAAAATCTATGTTAGCTAAGAATCTGTTAAATAATGTCGCCAGATATTATATTCATCGATCCAGTTCCTCAAAAGATGTTGGAGATTTCATTTATCCGGTCAATCCTACCGATAAATACGCTAGTGGTTATTCTGGTCAGGATATGTGGCTGTTTGATGATTGGCTGCAAGTCAATGACGATGGCAAAAGTGATCCATCTTCCGACGTTACCTACCTTTTTACTCTTGTGACTGCTCTTCCTATGGCTCTTAATATGGCTTCCGTTAGTGATAAAGGTATGGTCCCCGCTTGCAATCTCCTCGCCGCAGGGACTAATGTCAAGTTTGTTCAGGATGGTCGCTTTCACTCTTCTGTTCTTAAGAGCTATGTCCATTGTATCGCAGACGTTGGTGCTTTGCGTCGTCGCATTCATTATGTCGTTGTTCCTTCAATCAAGAGTCCCTATTTGTTCTCCCGAGATAGTGGCCGTATCCTCACTCCTGAGGGTCGACCCATTGTAGCTGATGACCATGTTGACCCTCAAGTTCTTTATGATTTTACTCTTTATGGAATTGATGATCGGCCCGTTCTCAGTCCCAGTAAGCAACTTGTGTGGACTTGGGCTGAAATTAACCGATTTGCCTACTCACTCTATCTCCGCTGTATTGAGTTTGATCCTGACAATGTCGATTCTTCTGCCTGGAAGGAGATTTTTCAAGCTCAAGGTCTCCATGATTTCATCTTTGATCAAGATTTCATTGTTGATGGTGATCCGCCTATCTCCTTAGGTGAATCATCTTTTTCTGGTTCTTCATCTACCGTTTCTAGTTCTGTTCGAGCAGCTTGGTTGTGCACTAGCGTTCCTGTTGAATGCATTCGTAATTGCAAGTGTGGTCGTAAAGGTCCAATTCCCTATAATGATTTGCTCCCTGATTGTTTAGCCAAAGCAGAATTGACCTATCAACCTGTTGATTATTTCTTTGCTCGTAATATTCATTGTCAGAAGAATTTCGATGCTCTCAATAAGCAGCATCTTCCGCGTTTTCTTTCTCCTGGATATTATGGCATGGCTGATTGGATCACGTTCACTGCAATCAGCCGCTCTGAGGTGGATGCCCTTCCTGAAGCATGGAAAACTCATGAACTCTATCTTGATGCTCATATGTCTGAAATTATGTTCCGTACCTGGTCGAATAATAAAACAAAGGTAGTGGTTCTCCCTGACGGCTATACTCGCTCAGTATCTGGGTGCGAGTTGATAGTTCCTGCCGGAATTTACATAGTTTCTGGTGTAGCTTGGACCGGTTCGTACGAACATAAGAATACTTCTCTTACTCCTATTGTCGCTGGTTGTGTGGTTTCCTTGCTCACTTTGGGCGTAATCGCTTATGCGAGTCGCTCCCTTGCCGCTCCTCTCATTGATGCTGTTTCTTCTATTCCTGGTAAAATTACCGCACTCTTCAAGAATGAGGATGTAGAGTTTGATAAAGATCGTAATCTTTATCGTGTTGTTCCTCAAGGAAATCGAGTCGTCACCATGAATGGAAAGAGATACGTTGTCGTCCAGTATCGCAGTGGCGGTTACCGCTTATATTTGGAATCTGAGTGGAAAGCGCAAGCTGGTGACAACCCCCTTATTGAATGCATTCGTAATAAGAGGTTTGTCGATCAGTGTCCTTCAATCGCCAGCAATTTATGGGCTGTTTGTACTTATCAAGGCAACTTACTCGGAAATTTTACCGCTCTTGGCGAAAGTTTTGGTGTTGTTCCTTTACATGTTGCTCGTTCTATGCAGCGTAATTCCTTCCTTCTTAGGCATATGATTTACTCATCCCCATTTGCGAGAATTCCGACTCTGATTGTTCTTTTACGGTTTTCCCCATTGATTGCGACTTAGCTATGGTTACTTTCTTCACAAACTCAATTCCAAATTTTCGACTTCCAGCCGCCAAATCGATTTCTTCTAAGTTTGTTTGCAATTCTTCGACCGGCTTCCCTGATTCTTGCAAGGCGATAGTCATGTCTCGCAACTCTGATGGTCTTTTGGCAGAAGTCCCTTGTGATGTTACTTCTGCTGATAAGGAAGTTGGTTACGATCATTTTGGCGTGAATTACCTTATTCCTCTCTCTTCTGCAAAATTCTCAACTAATATTGGCTTTTCTGGTATGTGTGGTGCTCCTTATCTATACCTCGGAGAAACTAATACTGAGCTCATTCTCGGCTTCCATGTGGCTTATATGCCTTCACGATCGCTTAGTGCCATGCACCTCATGACTAGTAAAGCGCTATTACTTGTTAAACCCTCTCGTCCTGGGACTTCCTTTCCTTCTGAAAACGGGCCTGTTGTTCCTGGGTTTGGGAATCTGTTGAATCTCCCTTCTTCTAAGTCTAGTTGCAACCCTGTTTACCCTAGCAAGGGCAAGCGTGGCGTTACTAATTTTGCAGACGAGACATCATGCGGTTACGCTTTGGCGCCTTTGGATTTTTGTGATACTCCTTCTGGAGTTGCTCATCCCATGATGCTACAGATGGAGAAAATATCTTTATCTCGAATGACCGCTCCTAAAAGCTTCCGCTCACTTGAAGCTGCTCGTAAGCATCTTCAACTCGTTTACTCCCGTGCCATGGCTCCCAGTCCTTTGCTGGATTTTCAATCTGTAGTTGATGGAGATCAACGTTTACCTTCTCTCGATTTGTCCGCAGCCAGTGGTCCTCCTCTCAACACCATAATTCCAACGAAAGCCGTTCTCTTCAAACCTGGCACTCGAACTCTCAGTGATGATGGATTAGGTCTTTTGAATTGGATGGAGAATATACTTTGCCCTTCTGACTGGTTGACTCGCCCTTGGGAAGATTTTGAGTCACTTGATTGTTTGTGTTCCGGGCAGATGAAAGATGAACCTCGTCCTTTAGCGAAAGTTGAGATTGGCGCCACTCGCCTTTACACTGTTTGTCCTGTTCAAGAATTCGTTCTCCAGCGTAAATACTTCTTTGATTTTGCAGATATGCTCTCAGCTCGCAACCTTATGGTTTTCTCAGCATTAGGCTTAAGTCCAGAGGATTACGGACATATGCATGATGGTTCCTTTAAGAGGAAGATTATGGTTGGAGATTTTAAACATTTTGATCAGTCTTTTGTTTCTTTTATAATGCGAGAAATCTTTAAAGTCATTACTACTTGGTATGGCAACGACGGCCTCACCCGTGTTGTCGACCCTAATTTGCCTCCTCTTAATCGCGACAACTTTATGCGTTGGCGTTTGTTTGAGCGCCTCATGCGGTTTAAGTGCCTCGTTGGCGAAGAAGTTGTGCAGTTTTTACTTATGCATCCTAGCGGATCATTTCTCACCACTGTTATAAACATTATTGCTCAGTCTCTTCTTTGGACTGACATTTTTCTTTATAGCGTTGGTGAGGGCTTCGAAGATCGTTCCACTCAGTTGTTCTTGGGCGATGATTCATTCGTCACCTGCGAAGAAGAATGCGCCCCTGCTCCTTCCTTCATCACAGCGCGCATGCTTGATGTTGGTTTTGAAATAACCAGTGACAAGAAAGATTCACCGCTTTCTTGGGTAGGTTCTTGGGATCCTCTTCCGGGTACTGTGTCTGAATATAAATTTCTTAGTCGACATTTTGCTAGATCTCTTGATTCCAAGCTCGACTTCCCTGAAGATGTTGTTGGCGTTTTAACTCCCGACCGTCTCCTTAAGATGCTTCACTTTTCGGATAAGAAGAAGATGCCTGAAAACTTTCCTCAACAAGTTCTTTCTTTCGTTCAAGAAGTTTCTTTATGGAATCGTGTCTTGCCCGATGGTGAAGTTGTTCTTAAGGCTGCTTCTATCCTTGAGCCGCTTAGCCCAGGCTTCCTCTACAAGGCCTTGAGTTGGCCTCCCTCTACTATTAAACTTGCTGTTCTCAAAGCGTTTACTGATCACCCTGAACTGGCTGTTTGTCAGGGTGAAGACGATGATACCACTTTTGCCAAAGATAAAGAAGTCGTTGAAGAACAGCCCTTTGATCATTCCGGCCTTTCTGGAGATCACATGGATCCTAATCCAGCTAATTTTCAACGCGTTTTTGAGCGACCTTATCGTGTTGCTCAATTTAATTGGGTCAAAACGACCATTAATGGAGTTAATCTCTACAATAGTAACTTCCCAAGTTCTTATTTTAATGGAAACTTCAATGCTCAAGCGAAGTTAGCCAATTTCGCCGCCCTACGTGGAACTCTTTGCGTTCGTGTCACGATTAGTAGTTCTCCTTTCGCTCAAGGTATGCTTTTGCTCTCTGCCCGTCCTCTAGGCAGAACCGCTGCAACTGAGTATGAAGCTACTGGTGATCCTTGTATCGTCCTTGATTCATCTTCTGGCACTAGTGGCGTTATTAAGATTCCTACCGTTCTCCCTCAAGGTTGGTCCTTCGTTGAGTTTTACTCCGCAAATAATACCGTTTTTGATTGGTGCCAAATCACCATCACTGTTCTTTCAGCCTTGGTTGACAATGGTGCAGCCGGTGCTCAAGTCAACGTTTTCTCTTGGTTAGAAGACGTTGAACTTAGGAACCCTACTGTTACATTGTTTGCTACTTCTCCTCAAGCCAAGAAGGAGAAGAAAGAAAAAGGTGATTTCGCTATTCTTGACAGCGACGCTAGTCGTTTTCTTAGGAAAGTTGGAACCGGCGTTAGGACATTTGGTGGCGTAGTGGTTGAAACTAGTGCCGTCCTTGGCATTATCGCTAAGCTAGCTATTGCGTCAGGTCTCTCTACTCCTGCTCACTCCTCTTCCATTTCTTTCGTCCACGACGTTGCAAATCCTGGCTCCCATTTCATGATTGGCGACACCCCTTCTATTTCCCTGTCTACTGTCGCTACTCAACGAGTTGTTTTGCCACCCGATGCCTTTGGAATTAGCGCAGATGAAATGAGCATTGCACATTTTGTGAGTCGGAAGGGTCTAATGCGCCGCATTACTTGGGCCGCTACTTCCCTTTCCGGTTCTGTTATTGCTGATTGGTACGTCACCCCTTGTAACGGTCATGCAGTTTCTACATCCTTTTACCATTCACCCTTGTCCTTTGCTGCTTCTAATTTTCAACTATGGCGCGGCGCTTTGCGTTATGAGTTTTTGATTTCAAAGACGAAGTTTCAAAGTGGACAACTTGAAATTCTGTGGCAACTTGGAACCGCTGAGGCCGCCATTTCTTCTGATAATGAAACTGCAAGTTGTTATCGCGTCATTTGGGATATTCAAGAAAATTGCGCTTTGCGCGTTGACGTTCCTTATTGTTCAATGCTCCCTTTTTGCCAGATCATTGTCGCAGATGATTTGACTCCGATTGTTCCTCCGAATTACACTCTTAATCACACCAACGGAGCTATTATTGTTCGCGTTCTCAACCCCTTAGTTGCTGCTGACGGTACTGTTTCTAGCACTGTTGATGTTTTGGTTTTTGTATCTGGAGGGCCTGACATTGAATTTGCTGTTCCCCTCCGTCAAAAGGCTTTTGCCGCCGGTTTTTCCGCTATTCCTATGCCGAAGTTGGAAGGTAAGAGCGCTGAGTTTGAATTTGAACCTCAAGGTGGTGAAATTTTTGGATCTTCTTCTGAAGATGCCAAAGATCCGCCTGTTCGTTTCTCTAACTCAACTCCTATATCCAACGCTGGCGCTATTGCTTGCGTTGGCGAATCCCTTCCGAACCTTCGCCTCCTCTTGCGTAGGATGGTTCCTGTTGGAAGGTCTCC